GGCCATGGCCAACAAGGACATCACGGCCGAGGACAAGCGCCTCATTGCCGCAATCAACGCTCGACTGGAAGAGATCAAGGCCAACAAGGAGATCACCGCCGATGACGACATCCCCTTCTGAGATCAAGGTGAAGCGTAAGCGCACAGCCCTAGCCCACCTGGTACCCTCTGTGGTGCTGATGCGTGCCGAGGGGCGCACACTGGAGGAGATTGGCGCCAAGCTGGCTCTGACCAAGCAGCGGATCAGCCAGGTGATCAAGGCTGCCAAGAAGTTCGAAGACGTCTCCGCCCAGTGGGGATTCCCGTTCTCCAACCGGACCCACCGCGTGCTCGATGCCTTGGCAATCCAGAGCAAGGAGGACGCCTTGGCCCTCTACCGCACCGGCCACCTCTACCCTGGAGCCGTGTGGTCATTCGGCCGCAAGTCGTACAACGAGATCTGCGAGTGGCTCGGAGTCGAGCCGCTGACCAAACGCCCTGTGAAGGGCTGCAACTGCCCACACTGCGGCAAACCTATCTAACACTTTCCCGGCAGCCTGTTGCTGCTGGGGGACTCATGGTTCGTTCCGGGGGGTGCGCATCCGGGGACAAACGCACACCACACAATGAAACTCGATCTTTCCGCAGAACGTATCGCAGCGCTTTGTGCGCCGCCTCCTGGCTACGTCAAGCCAGCCCCGCAGCCTCCGGCAAATCCGGAGGCCATCAAGAAGCCGAGGAAGAAAACCAAGCGCCAGCCCCACTGGAAGCCTGTCACCCGTAAGCCCATCAGCCGCTATCAGATCAACAAAGAGACCATCGCTAAGATTCAAGAATGGCGAAAAACCAACCCGTGGCACAGCTACCGGGAGATCGCCGACCACTTCAAAGTTTCCGTATCAACAGCCTACTACAGCCTCAACCGACCCAAAACAAATGCCAGCTAACCCCACCATCATATTCGACATTGAGACCGGAGCCTTGCCGTTTGGCGAGCTTGTCATCCCGGCCTTCAATCCGTCCGACGTGAAGCTCGGTAACACCAAAGATCCCGATAAGATCGCCGAGCGCATCCGGCAGGCCGAGGAGAACCACGTCACCGACTACATAAAGAACGCTGCGCTCGACGCCCTGAGCGGCCAGGTGCTATGCATAGGCTACCGCCTAGAGCGCGACGAGCCTGCCATCCTGTCGTCAGACGCTGACGGCGAGGCCGCCATGCTCCGGCAATGGTGGGAGCTGCTGAACACCTGGGAGCGTCAGCCGCGCCTCATTGGGTTCAATGTGAAGAGCTTCGACCTGCCGTTCCTCATCAAGCGCTCGTGGAAGCACCGCGTCACAGTTCCCTATTGGATCAGAAGTGGCCGATACTGGAACGACCTGATCGTCGATTTGCGCGAGGTGTGGCAGCTCGGGGACAACCGGGCCCATGGCAGCCTCGGAGCCATCAGCAGGCACCTATGCCTCGGTGAGAAGACCGGCAATGGCGCCGACTTCGCCAACCTGTGGAAGACCAACCGCCAGGCAGCCGTAGACTACTGCCTGCAGGACGTGAAGCTCACGCAGCAGGTGGCGGATGTTCTGATGCCGTCGTATTGACCCTAGACAACGGCAGGAACGGACGATAGGGAGCAGTACGTCAGCGCGAGCCGTGAGAAGTGAGCGCCGACACTACAGCCAGAAGCCATGTCCAACCAACTTTTCCCCACCCTTACCGTGCTACGTCCCGTCGCTTCTGCGGGAGTTCTCACCGCGGTCTGGGTGGGGTTTTCTGTTTGATACATGAAAGCAGTAATCCAAAGCCAAGATCAGACCAACGTCACCGCTTCGAACGATGGATATGTTTGCATTATGCAAACGTGTTCACATGGTGAGGATCAAATGATGTTGTTTTCGCATCAAAGCATAGATGCGTTGTGTAAATTGCTAAAAGAAGCAAAACGACAGGCAATTCAGAACGAGAAGTCCTACGTTAAGCCGGAGGGAAATAAATGAGCGATGAACCTAAGCGCAAAGCTCCTGCTTTCCAGTTCTACGCCGACGACTTCCTCGCTGGAACCTCGGACATGAGCGCCGAGGAAGTCGGTGGCTACATCCGTCTGCTCTGCCATCAGTGGACCAAAGGCGGAATCCCGAACGATCCAGACCGTGCGGGACGCATGGCAACCCTATTGGGGTCGCCATCGCTTGGCTATGTTCTGGCTAAGTTCTCGCTATGCGACGATGGGATGCTTCGGAACGAAAGGCTGGAGCAAGTCAGGGCTGACCAAGAGGCCTACAAGGCCAAACAAGCCACCGCGGGACGCAATGGAGCGCTGAAACGGTGGTCAAAATGGCCAGACGATGGCGACCCTAATGGGGTTGCTATGGCGACCCCAATGGCCACGGCATGGCCAGAGCATAGCCAGACGATAGCCACACCTATGGCCACAGCATGGCCAGAAGATAGCTCTCCATCTCCTACTCCTAAAGAAGATACTACGACTCCGAAGTCGCCGTGGACTGTCAAGTACGGCTTGACACTTCCCGATAAGTTCCAGACCGACGAGTGCCTTGCCGCGGTGGAAACTTGGCTGGCCTACAAAGCCGAACGCAAGCAGGGCTACAAGCGCATCGGCCTTTCGGCTGCCTTGCAAGCATGGGCCAAGGAATACACCGCTGAAACATTCCCGGCAGCAGTGATGCATTCAATCGCAAGCAACTACCAAGGAGTTTTCCCTCCTAGGAATGCCTTGCCTGCTGTTAGTGGCAAGAACCTGCCAATCCCCACCGACGCCAAAGATCTGCGCAACTACCTATGAACGATCCATTCTACGCAGAGGAAGACGAGTACGGCCTAGTCGGCTGTTGTATCGGTGGTAGTACCGATGTTTGCTACGAGGTATTCGCAAAGGTTCCAAGTGAAGCAATACAGAACGAGAACCTCCGTAGCATCTACGAGATTGCCAAATGCATAACCAACAAAGGCGACAAGGTAACACATAAGACCATTGTCACAGAGTGGAAGAAGTTCTACCCAGCTCTTGCCGCTCCCTTCGAAGATCTCAGCAAGGCCGACGAGCTGTGCCCCTCAGCCGCCAACTACCCGGCATTCACCAAGTCGGTCCTAGAAGCTCACCTCAGACGCCAGCTACGAGCCGCTGGGGACCGTTTGATGCGTGAGTCCGCTGTCTCCACCCTCAGCGTCGATCAAATCGTCTCTAATGCCGAAGCAGGGCTCGCCATTGAGGTCTCCAAGGACGAGGTGCAATCCTCCAAGTCCGTAGTCGGACGCTTCATCGACGCAACGCAGGAACGATTCGCACGCAAAGGCCAGCTCTCGGGCATCACCTCGGGCTTCTGGGCTCTCGACCAAAAGACCGATGGTTTCCAACTCGGTGAACTTACTATCATCGCGGCAAGACCAAGCATCGGTAAGACAGCTATTGCAATAGCCATTGCCAATGCTGCAGGCATACAAGCAAAGGTTCCGACTCTATTCATATCGCTAGAGATGTCAGATGAGTCTATTGTGCGCCGTATGGTATCCAGTGTTGGCTCTGTTCCTATGCAAAGCATCAAGACCGGAGAACTGGATCAAGGAGGTATGAAGGCTATGAGCACTGCTTCATTTAAGATAGCCAACAGCCCCATTGAGTTCGTATCCGGCTCTGCTGTATCAAACATTGCCTCGATCACAGCAATCATTAGACGTGCTGTACGCAAGTCGAAGGTGAAGCTGGTCATCATCGACTACCTGCAGAAAATCCATGGCTCAAGAGCAGCCGAGAAGAAGACCTACGAGATCGCCGAAGTCAGCGGTAAGCTGAAATCTATCGCCACCGACACGAAAACCGCTATCGTGGCCCTCGCCCAGTTGAATCGTGAGAACGAAAAGGACAAGGGACGCATACCCAGACTCACCGACCTGGCTGACTCAGGCCAGATCGAACGCGACGCAGACTTGGTCCTACTGCTCAACAGGGATCGCAACGAGCCACAGGGAGAAGCCGTGATTGCCATAGCCAAACAACGTGACGGCGAGTGCGGTCTG